TCCGCAACCGTCAAATCGTCAGCAAGGAGGCGGTGGCATACAAGGCGCGGGTTGCCGCCATCGCCGCTGAAAACGGTATTAAGCCGACCGGTAAGGCGGTAAGCCTGACGGTGCAGCTAGTCCCAAAGGCAAACAAAGACGGGTCGGCAAGCAAAGTCTGCTTGGATTTGGATAACTGCCTGAAAGTCTGTTTAGACGCGTTACAGGGCGTCGCCTACGAAAACGACAATCAGGTCAGGCGCATTGTTGCCGAGTATAGCAATGAGCCGGTCGCAGGCGGCGGCTTGGTGGTAAAGGTCGAGGAGTTGGAATGAGCGCAATACGAAAGGCTGCCAAAGGCGAGCAATGCACACTCAACATCGCGGGGGTGTGCAATTACAACCCTGAAACCGTTGTCTTTTGCCATTTCCCCAGCGAGACGCACGGCATGGGACTGAAAAGCGATGACTTGAGCGGCGGTTTCGGGTGTAGCTCCTGTCATTCGGTGATTGATGGTCGGTCGCATATCAAGTTGAGCCGTGAAGACAAAGAGTTTTATATGCGGCGGTCGCAGTTCCGCACGATGCGCCGCCTTGTGGATTTGGGGATTATCAGCGTGAAAGGTCGTCTGAAATGAACGAAGCGAAATTCACACTGACACCGCAAAACGCGCGTGGCGTCATGCGGTCGATTTGGGACAACCTGAACGGGTGGTTTGAAAACGGTAATTTAGACATCACGATCCGCCCACACAAATCCAAACGCAGTATCGAGCAAAACCGCCGCCTTTGGAAAATTTACGGGGAATTAGCAGATAAAGCATGGGTAAACGGCAGGAGATACAACGCGGAAACGTGGCACGAGTATTGCAAGGGCGTGTTGCTTGGGTTTGATATTAAAGCCATGCCCGACGGGACGGAAGTCAAAACGCCGATAAGTACGACAACGCTTAATACGGCGGAAATGACGGACTATCAAAACCGCCTGCAATCGTGGGCGGCTGGGGAATTTGGCATAATTTGGGAGTTTTGATGTATAAAAACGTGGAACAAGTCTTACGGGATGTTTATAAAATTCAAGGTGTGCGAATGGAGCCGTTAAACAACACGGCGTCTGTCTGCGCATGGTGTGAAAGCAAAGGCGTGATGGGCGGCGGTGGAGAATTAACGCAAGCCGAGACGCACGCCAATGCAGCGATGATTATCAGCCGTATCGAGCGCATATTGAACCGCTACGAGTTGGCGGCGGTAGAGTGCAAATACAGTGCGGATTTGAGCGGTATTATCGACCTGACGGCATACATCGAGGAGCAAAACAACGGCGTGAATCTGCTGCTGTGTGATGCGATTTTATCGAATCTGTTCATAGGCTATCCGAAACAGACAAATATTATGGATAGGTACGATGTAACCAAAACAACATTATGGCGACAGTTCCAAAAAGTCCGTGTGATTTTGGCGTGTATTGAAACATCGGCTTATCTGAAACTCTATGACGAATTTAAACAATGTGGCATAATTTCATAACCCACATTACTACACAAAAAAAGGATGAAAAATGAAGAATCTGATTCTTGCTGTTGTTGTCGCTGCTGGCTTGGCAGGATGTGCGGCGGCGATTGAGCCGAATCAACAGCAGTTAGCGGCTGCGACATATCCAGACCCGATGCCGCCTAGTCAGTTTGAGAAGGCGATAAAAGAATGGGCGGTCGATAACCTTGTTGACCCTGATTCTATGAATATTCGCAGTGTTGACACAACACCAGCGCGTAAAGGGTGGATTGCGGTTTGTGCAAAAATTGACCCATCAATGGGTAATTGCATGACGCGTATGTTTTACTTTGGTCATATCTTCAACGCGCGTATTAACGCAAAAAATCAGCATGGTGGATATACAGGCTTTAAGGACTACGCCTTTGTTGTGCGTGGCGACCAAATCAGCTATGGCGTAGAGACTGAAAAAATTTCTAATATGAAATTGTTCTAACATATTGACTGTGTGAAACCTTTTAGATACAATTATGGTATAGTTTGGAAATAGCTATGTAAACCGCCTTTATTGGGCGGTTTTTTCGTTTCATGTCGTCTGAATTTGAGCTTCTCCCCGTATGGGTAGCGGCGTTTGAATTTTCAGTCCATCTGAACGCCTAAGATTTTGGATTGGAGGATTCTCCGGTCGGTCTTAGGTTTCTATGGGCGTTTGCCGTAACGGGCAAAGGCTGAAAGGGTGCTTAAAGCACTAAGGAAGATGACGCGGACGCTTCCAATAAACAGGGGGTCGCGCCCCACTCTCCTTGTTGGTCTCTGTAAAAAACGCGGAGCAAGTGAAATGCGTTTGCCCGTCCTAATGGTCGCCTGCCAAGACAGGCTGTAAAGCGGTTCTTGCACATAGCCCCTGCCGTTATCGGTATGGGGCTATCCCTTTTATGTTGCTGTGTTTACACTCCTTGCCGTCTAAATTCTGATTAAGGTCGGAATTGGGCGGCTTTCTTTTTCTGAGAGGTTCGATATGAGCGAGAAAGAAAAACGCCCTATCGGGCGTCCGACGAAATACAAACCTGAGTATGCCACACAGGCGCAGAAGTTGTGCTTATTGGGTGCAACGGATGATGATATGGCTGATTTTTTTGATGTGGACGAAGCTACAATCAACCGATGGAAACATGATTTCCCAGAGTTTTGCGAGTCCGTAAAAAAAGGAAAGATGTTGGCGGATGCAAATGTCGCTGACCGACTGTATCAGCGTGCAATGGGCTATGAAGCTCCTGATGTAGATATTCGTGTAGTTGGCGGGGAAATTATTCAAACCCCGCTAACGAAATATTACCCGCCTGACACGCCTGCTGCTATTTTTTGGCTGAAGAATCGCCAACGTGGGAAATGGAGCGATAAGACGGAGCTTGACGTTAAATCGAGCGATGGCAGCATGACGCCGACGGTAAGGCTAGATGCTGAAGAATATCGCAAGATAGCTAAAGAGGTTTTGGAAAAGGTATAGCATAAAATGCTAATCCTATGAGCGGCTAGAATGCCATTTTTAATTAATCTTCCAAAGGAATTTAAAATAAAATGGCATTAGAGCAGTTTAATGAAGCCGAAATTTCGGTCATCCGCGATTTAAGTTCTATTAATCTCTATATGTTCACACGGTGGATGTTTCGAGAGCGGCGAGGCTACCAGTGGACGCAGGCAAGGCACCACGCCCTAATCTGCGACGCACTGGAGCGTGTTTTCAACGGCGAAACGAAACGCCTGATTATCAATATCCCGCCGCGCTACTCGAAAACGGAGATTGCGGTAGTGAACTTCATCGCGTGGGCGATGGGTCGTGCGCCTGATAGCGAGTTTATCCATGCGAGCTATTCATCGACGTTGGCGGTAAATAACTCCGTGCAGATTAGAAACCTTGTCCAGCATGAAGAATATCGGGCGATTTTCCCCGGTGTGGAACTTGCAAGCGAGAGTAGCCATCACTGGAAGACGACCGCCGGCGGTGTGATGTACGCAACCGGCACGGGCGGTACAATCACGGGTTTTGGCGCGGGTAAGCATAGAGACGGTTTCGGAGGCGCACTAATCCTAGACGACCTGCATAAGGCTGACGAAGCACGAAGCGAGGTCAGACGGCAAAACGTTATTGATTGGTTTCAAAACACGTTGGAATCACGGAAAAACAGCCCTGAAACGCCCATTGTCGTGATTATGCAAAGGCTACATGAGAAAGACATCGCGGGATGGCTACTTGACGGCGGCAACGGTGAAGAGTGGGAGCATTTGTGCTTATCCGCCATTCAGGAAGACGGTACGGCGTTATGGCCTGAGAAACACGACATCGAGACGCTGCGCCGCATGGAACAAGCCGCGCCGTATGTGTTTGCTGGGCAGTATTTACAACGCCCTGCCCCGCCCGATGGCGGCACGTTCAAACCTGATAATCTGCAATTTGTGAAAGCCCTGCCCGCTGGGAATATCAGATGGGTGCGCGGATGGGACTTGGCGTCCACTGCAAACGACGGCGACTACACGGCAGGCGGCAGGCTTGGCGTAACAGAAGACGGGCGGTACATCATCGCCAACGTCGTGCGCGGTCAGTATGGCGCGGATGAACGGGATAGGATATTACGCAACACAGCGCAAAAAGACGGCGTGAAAACGAAAGTATCTATCCCTCAAGACCCCGGACAAGCAGGCAAATCGCAAACCCTATATCTAACCCGTCAGCTGGCGGGTTTTTCTGTATCTGCAAGCCCTGAATCGGGCGACAAGGTAACACGCGCCGAGCCGTTCGCCGCACAGGTCAACATCGGTAATGTGATGGTATTGGATGACGGCACATGGGACACAGACGCGCTGATTTCAGAAATGCGGATGTTCCCAAACGGGCAGCACGACGACCAAATCGACTGTTTGAGCCGTGCATTTAGCGAGTTACTGGACACCCGAACAGGGATGATTGATTACCTGCGTTCGCAGGTCGAGGCAAACAAATGAGTAAAAAGACACCATTATCACAGGGCTTTATTGCCCGCGTTGCCGCTGGTGTCCGTTACGCCTTTACCGGCAACGCGGACGGATGGTTTGACGCGGGCGAGCCTTTAGCCCCTGTTGCACAACAGGCAGAGGGTCGGCGGTTCGATTATGAGCCGTTTTACAACGTAGGGCATTCCAAGCCGCGCGAACGTGAGGCGATAGGCTTTGCACAATTACGCGCCCTTGCTGATAACTACGACGTATTGCGGTTGGTTATTGAGAAGCGCAAAGACCAAATGGAGGGCCTGCAATGGACAATCCAAAAGCGCGACATTGCGTCAACAGCAAGCAACGAATCGCAGCGCAAAGACCAAAAGGTCGATGAAGCCATTGCGTTCTTCCAGTCGCCCGACAAAGAACATACTTGGTCAGACTGGCTGCGCATCTTACTGGAAGACCTATTCGTCATTGACGCGCCGTGCATCTATCCGCGTAAAACACTGGGCGGCGACTTGTACGCCCTTGAAGTGATAGACGGGGCGACGATTAAGCGCGTATTGGACAATACAGGCCGTCTGCCATTGCCGCCCGAAACGGCGTATCAGCAAATCCTACACGGCATGGCGGCGGTCGATTACACGGCGGACGAATTGATTTACCGCTCACGCAACAACCGAAGCTACAAGGTTTACGGCTATTCGCCCGTCGAGCAAATCATTATGACCGTGAACATCGCCTTAAAACGGCAGATTCACGCGCTGGAATACTACACGGCGGGAAGCGTTCCCGATGCTTTGGTCGGCGTACCTGAAGGGTGGTCGGCTGACGAAATTCAACGTTTCCAAGAATACTGGGATTTGTTGTTATCGGGCGAGACGGCGGAACGGCGCAAAATGCGTTTCGTGCCGGGTGAATTATCCCGAAACTTTAAGGAGACGAAGCAGCCGCCGTTGAAAGACGTTTACGATGAATGGCTGGCACGCGTCGTCTGCTTTGCGTTTAGCGTCGAGCCTACGCCGTTCGTGGCGCAGGTAAACCGAAGCGTGGCAGAGACGAGCCGTGAGCAGTCGTTATCCGACGGCATGAGCAGTCTGAAGAACTGGGTAAAAGCCCTGATTGATGACGTACTTGCCCGTTATATGGATATGGCGGCGTATGAGTTTGTCTGGAAGGAAGAGGAATCACTCAACCCGAAAGAGCAGGCAGAAATCTACGCTATCTACAAAAACGCAGGCATTTTAACCGCCGACGAAATCCGCGCCGAACTGGGCAAAGAGCCGTTGCCGGAACAAGAACAGCCTGAACCAAATAAGCAAGACGACCAACAGCCCGAAGAGCAGCCGAACCAAGAAGCCGAAAAGCTGGGAAAGTCGGAAAGCCCAATGAGCGAAGCCGAAGCCGCCGCGCTTATTGAGGCTTATTTGCTGACGCGCGTGGACGGCTTGGCTGGGCAAATCGCCGCGCTGATTGATGGTGCTGCTGTTGACTGGCAGGCTGAAGACCTGATCGCCGAGCTAAACCGGGTAGCGAAAATCGTTACCGACGGTTTGGACTTTGGTGACTGGGCGGGCTTGTCCGATGTGGTCGAGCCGATAATCAGACGCGCGGCGGAAGATGGGGCGGTTGCCGCTTTGTTGCAGGTTATGCCTGACCCTGCTGTCGGCATGATTACGAACATCCGCAGCCGTGCCGTCAAATGGGCGCATGACCGCGCCGCCGAAATGGTCGGCATGAAGTGGGTAGGCGGCGAGCTTATCCAAAATCCTGCCGCCGAGTGGCAAATCACAGAGGGAACGCGCGAAATGATACGCGCCCAAGTGGTCGAGGCCATGCAAAACGGCGACAGCGTGCAGGAGTTGGCGGGTCGCCTGAAAGAATCCCATGCCTTTAGTAATGCCCGCGCCCGTACCATTGCCCGAACTGAGACGGCGATAGCGGATAACACAGGCAACTTGATAGGCTGGGCGGAAACAGGGCTTGTTGCCGGAAAGCGGTGGATAACCGCTGAAGACGACAAGGTATCAGAAATCTGCAACACCAACGGCAAGATGGGCGTGATTGGGCTGCATGAGCATTTCGCACATGGCGGCATGACACCGCCTGCCCACCCTAATTGCAGATGTACGGTCGTGCCTGTTTTGGCAGATGATATGCCAAAAGTTTAGTTTTTACTGGTGGTAGTGATGGGTTTGCCGCTCTCTTTACGGGGGCGGCTTTTTTTGGAGTACAGAATGGCAAAGTTATACGCAGAAATCGCCAAGATGGAAGCGCAGGACGACGGCACCGTCAAAGTTTGGGGTTACGCCTCAAGCGAAGCGGTCGATTCGGACGGCGAAGTCATCGCGGCGGAAGCTATGAAAGCGGCCATTCCCGACTATATGAAGTTTGGCGCGGTGCGTGAAATGCACGGCTCAAACGCGGCGGGAACGGCTATTGAGATTAATGTAGAAGACGACGGGCGCACGTTCTTTGGCGCGCATATCGTTGACCCTGTTGCCGTGACGAAAGTCAAAACAGGCGTTTACAAAGGCTTTTCAATCGGCGGCAGCGTTACCGCCCGCGACGAGTTGAATAAGTCGCAAATTACGGGCTTGAAGCTGACAGAAATCAGCCTTGTTGACCGCCCTGCTAATCCCGACGCGGTGTTTACCTGCTTTAAGGCGGACAAGCCCAAAGACGATGAAGAAACGGCAGATAAGGACGACGAGTCAGCCGACAAAGCCGATGAAACGTCCGCCGACGATGCCGAAAAGGCAGACGGCGATAAGAAAGATGACAAAGAAGACGACAAGAAAGACGAAGCTGAGAAATCGGCAAGCGTCGAATTGTCCGCATCTGAAATCGCCATCTTGAAAGCGGTCTTGGCGAAAGCTGAAAAGTCGAAAGACGAGCCTGTCGCTAAATCGATGTGGCAAGTCAAATCGTTAGCCGATGTGTTGGCGTCACTGAAATGGCTGATTGAGGACGCTATCTATGACGATGTGGACGTGGCTGTTATCGCGCAAATCAAAGAATCAGCGGGCAGCCTCGCCGAATCGCTGAAAGCCTTGACGGTAAGCGAAGCCGACAAGCTGGTCGATGGTTTGGCAGCCAAAGCCGATAAATCAGACGACCTTGCCAAAGCCGAATCGGCGGACGAATTGGCAAAAGCGCAAGACGCGCTGAAGAAATCGAATGACGCCCTTGCCAAAGCTCAGGCGGAAATCGAAAGCCTGAAGAAACAGGCAGCCCCGCCGAAAGGTAGCACTAAAGCTATCAGTAAGGCAGAAGATAACGGTGAAGACCCTTTAAACGGTTTTCAGCCGATTGTAAAGAATGACGGTTCGCTTGATGATGTGGCAACACTCGTCAAGGCAGCACACGCAGGCCGTCTGTAACACCGCTTACAGGCGGTTTTTTATTTTTTGGGAGCTTTATAAATGAACGTGAATCAAATCACTCAAGAAACGCTTGAACTGATGAAATCAGCGCAAGCAGGCGGCGAGCCGCTGAATAAAGGTTTTACTCAGCCGACCAGTTTTACCACTGGTCTGCAAACCTATGACCTTTCCGCGCCGTCTCAAAAACTCTATCCGGTATTGACCCCGTTGCGTAACCGTATCCCCCGTGTGGGCGGCGGTCGCACCATCGGGTCAAACTGGAAAGCCATCACTAATATCAACGTCGGCAACCAACGCGCAGGTATCAGCGAAGGTAAACGCGGCGGTGTCATCAACCATGAAATCGTTGAACGAAACGCCCAATTCCGCGCCATCGGCTTGGAAAACCAAGTAACCTTTGAAGCGGATTACGCGGCACGCGGTTTCGAGGACGTAAAAGCGTTGGCGGTTGCCCAAACTCTGCAAGCGACTATGGTTGCTGAAGAAATGATTTTGCTGGGTGGTAACACCAGCCTGAAAGCAGGCGTTACCCCTACCCCGACCGCTGTCGCATCTAACGACACTCTGGGCAAAATCAGCACGTCCACCCTGTCCATTGTCTGCGTGGCTTTGGGCTTGCAGGCGTACTGGGACGTAGCAGGCGCAAATAACGGCGCAATCGGTCAAAGCCTGAACATCAAAACTGCTCAAGTCCCTGCCAAAATCACGCGCCAAAACGCTGACGGCACTACCGATACATTCGGCGGCGGCTCTGCCCAAAAATCAGCGGCGGCCTCCGTTTCGGGTGTTGGTACAGGTAAAAAAGTAACCGCTATGATTCCAGCCGTTCGCGGCGCGGTTGCCTACGCTTGGTACTGGGGCGCGGCTGGCTCTGAAAAACTGGGCGCGATTACCACTGCCGCTAAAGTGGACATCTTGGCAGACGCCGAGGGTACTCAAACCGCTGCTTCCCTGCCGTCTGAAGACAATTCCACTTCCGTTTTGGAATTTGACGGCTTGTTGACCCAAATCGCCCTGCCTGATTCAGGCGCGTTCTGGTCTGACAACAAAGGCAACGGCTTGACCTCCGACGGCGCAGGCGGTGTGTATGAGTTTGAAGAAGCGTTCGCGCATTTCTTCACTAAATACCGAGTATCCCCTGATACCATCTACGTCAACGCCCGCGACTTGGCTGCGCTGACCAAACTGATTATCGGCAACGGTGGCGCGCCGCTGATTAAGCTGAAAGTGGACATCGACAATGCCGCGAACATCCGCGCAGGCGTGGTGGTCGGCTCGTACCTGAACAAAATCACAGGCGACGAATTGAACATCGTGGTACACCCGAACTTGCCGGCTGGTACTTACCTGTTCTACTCGAGCCGTTTGCCTGCCTACGTTCAAGGTGTCGGCAATCTGCTGCAAGTGCGCACGCGCCAAGAGTATTATCAAATTGAATGGCCGCTGCGTACCCGTATGTATGAATATGGCGTTTACGCTGACGAAGTGTTGCAAGGTATGTTCATGCCTGCGTTTGGTATGATTACCAACGCCGCCTAATCCTAACAAGGCCGTCTGAATTTAGGCGGCTTTTTCTTTTGGAGAATCGAAATGACAGAAATGGTTAAATTACAAGCCCCCGAAGGCTTTACCGATGTTTCCTTTGGCAGCCAAAGCTACACAGTGGGCGAAGACCGCATCGTGGAAGTGCCGTCAGAAGCAGCGCAATTCTTGTATCAGTTCGGCTTTGGCAACGTTGCGGCTGAAACTGCCGAAACTGAAGAGCCTGAAAAAGCCAAGCGCGGACGCAAAGCGAAAGCCGAGCAGCCAGCAGAGCAGCCAGTCGAACAAGCCGAACCTGTTGAGGCGGTAGAGCTTGCCGAAGCCGAACAGGCTGAAGCCGAGCAAGCCGCCGAACCTGAAAAGGCTGAATAACGATGACCGCCCTTGTCTCTCTTGAGTTGTTCAAACAGCGGCTAGGCGTTACCCACGACAAGCAGGACGGATATTTTCAAACCCTGCTTGACGGGGTATCGGCGGCTGTTGAAGCCTACATCGGGCGCAAACTGAAAGCGGCGGACTACGTCGAGCGTTACAACGGCAACGGCAAAAACCGTATCGTCCTGAATCAATATCCCGTCCTGTCCGTATCGTCCGTGAAAATCAACGGGCGTATGGCGAACGACTGGGATTTTGATAACTGGCTGCTGATTCGTCATGCCTGTTTCGCACAGGGAATCCGAAACGTCGAGGTGTCGTACCGCGCGGGCTATGAAACCATACCCGCCGATATTCAGGAAGCCATCTTGATTATTGCAACGCAGCGGATGAACGAAATCGAGAACAAGGGCGTGCAGTCGAAAACGCTTGCAGGCGAGACCATCGCTTTTTCTACGTTCAGCGATTCGGGCGGTATGCCGCCGTCTGCGTTTGCGATACTCAACGAGTACAAACGGAAAGGCGTGTAATGCTTAGGATGGAGTTTATCGGCGGCGATGTTTTGGCAGCGGTGTTGCGTTCCTACGGCGACAAAGTTCAGACGGCTATTGTGCAGTCTGTCGGTCGGTCGGCGTTACGTTTGCAGCGTGAGGTTATGCAAAACCGCTTGTCGGGGCAGGTGTTGAATGTACGGACGGGCAATCTGCGTCGGTCGATACATCAACAGGTAACCAGTTCGGGCGGCGCGGTAATCGGCGAGGTAAACACGAACGTCCGCTACGGCAAGGCACATGAATATGGTTTTGCCGGGACGGTCAATGTGAAAGCCTCTTTGCGGCAGGTTCGCCAAGCGTTCGGACGCCCGCTGAAATCTCCGCGATACGTTCAGGTGCGCGCGCATTCCCGTAATGTCCGCCTGCCTGAACGGTCGTTCCTGCGGTCGGCTTTGCGCGACATGAAGCCGATGATTGAAACGGATTTGCAAAAATCCATTGAGGGGGCATTGCGATGAACCGCGAAGCGATTTATTCCGCGCTGTGGGCAAAGCTGGACGCATTGGACGGCTTTGTAACCAAAAGCCGCAAACTGTTGCACTGGAACGACGTGAAACGCTACGACCAGCCCGCGTTATTCATGGCGCAGGGCGATATGCAGGCAGTAACGTTGACAGGGCAGGAAACCAAGTGGATTTTGCGCGTCGATGTGTATCTGTACGTCCAAACATCAGGCGAGCCGCCCGCGCCCATTATGAATCCACTGATTGACGCGGTGTGCGATACCGTGAACGCCGTCCACCCTATCACGGGCAAGACGGCTTTGGTGGTCGATGGTGCGGACATTGAGTATTGCCGCGTCGAGGGTACAGTGGAAACAGACGAAGGAACGCTTGGCGAGCAGGCGGTCTGTATTATCCCGATTATGATTTGCGCCGCGTAATGCGGTTTTATTTTGGAAAGGAAATGTCATGCAATTGACGTTTGGTAGTGGCGAAGTGTTCGCTGAAATGATTACGGATGCCTATGGCAACTATGTACAGAACGCAACGCCCGTGCGAATCATGGGCTTGCAAGAAATGTCTGTTGACTTGTCGGCAGAACTGAAAGAGTTCTACGGTCAAAACCGCTTTGCTTTGGCGGTTGCGCAAGGTAAGGTCAAAGTGTCGGGTAAATTCAAAGGCGCACTGATTAACGGTCTCGCCCTGAATACCCTGTTCTTCGGCGCGGAATATGCGACCGGTACGATGAAAGCCCTTTGGGCGGATGTAACGGGCAAAGCGATTCCATCAAGCGGCGCATATACCGTACAAGCAGCCGCGCCGAATGGCGGACACTTCGTTGAGGACGCGGGCGTGATGGGTAGCGACGGCACGGCATACATCAAGGTCGCCAGCAATCCGCAGGCGGGTCAATACATGGTATCTGCAACAGGTTTATACACCTTTGCTGAAGCGGATAAGGGCAAGACCGTCTATCCGAGCTTTACCTACACCCAAACCATGCCGTCAGCCAAGAAACTTGAACTGACTAACTTAGCGATGGGTAACACGCCGACCTTTAAACTGAAATACCTGACACAGTTCAAAGGCAAAAAAGCCCTGCTGGAACTGGAAAGCGTAACCAGCGGTAAACTGGGCTTGTTCTCAACCAAAAACGACGACTTTTCTGTCCCTGAAATCGACTTCACGGCGCAAACCGATGAAGCGGGCTTTAAAGTCGGCACGTTGTGGATTCAAGAGTAATCCGTCAGACCGTCCGAAAGGGCGGTCTTTTTATTTGACCTGAACCAAGGAAACAAAAATGACAGTACGAATTAAAGGCGTAACCGTTGAACTGAACGGCACAAATTACGTTATCCCACCTATCGCACTTGGCGCGCTGGAGCAGTTGCAAGAACGTATCGGTACGTTTGACGGCAACGTCCAAGACGCAAAACAAATCTCTACCGTTATTGACTGCGCCTATGCCGCCATGTGTCGCAACTATCCCGACATGACGCGCGAAGAAGTCGCCGACTTAATCGACATCGGCAACATGAATGAAGTGTTTGCCGCCGTGATGGACGTTTCGGGTTTGAAACGCAAAGAACAGGAAGCCGCACAAGCGGGGGAAGTTCAGGCGGCGGACTGAGTTTCGGCGCGATGATTGCTCACGTCTGCGCCTCTACGGGGTGGACGTGGGACTACGTCGCCGACAACTTGGATTTGCCGCGCATACAGCATCTGAACGAGTATTGGCGCGAACATCCCCCTGTGCATATCTTGGTCGCCTCGTACATGGGTATCAAGCCGTCGTCGGGCGTTGTACAAAGCGAAGCGGACGAAGCCGAAGCCATCAATATGCTTGGCGGTAACGAACTGTCTGAAGACGAATTTAACGCCTTACTGAAAGCGAAAGGAATCATCTAAATGGGCAATGCGATTTTTCCCACGTTCCCCGGCTTGAAGTGGGGGCGGAAGAAAACGGCGGTGTGGAGTACCGGTACGCAAAAATCAGCGAGCGGTCGAGAACTGCGAACCGCCTACTACACTTACCCGCAATGGCGGTTTTCGCTGTCGTTTGAGGTGCTGCGGACAAAAGCGTCTGTAAACGAATTGGAGCAACTGGCGGGATTCTTTAATGCCCGCAAAGGCAGCTTCGAAAGTTTCCTTTACGAAGACCCGACCGACAACGCGGTAACCGGCCAGCCCATCGGAAACACGGTGCAGGGCGTTACGCGCTATCAGCTTGTCCGTTCGATGGGCGGTTTTATTGAGCCTGTCTTGGCAGTCAAAGAACGACCCGCTGTCAAAGTGGGCGGCGTGGCTTTGACGTACGGACGGGATTACACCGTTACTGACAAAGGTGTCTTGGTTTTCAATACACCGCAAACGCCGGGACGTCCCATTACATGGACGGGCGGTTTTTATTTCCGCGTGAGGTTTACCTCTGATACGGTAGATTTTGAAAACGTTTTGGGCAGCTTGTGGGCAGCCAAAAAGATTGAATTTACGAGCGTCAAGTTATGAAGACAGCGACAAAAGAACTGATTGATTTGCTGCACGGCAGCGATGAATTTCAGATGGCGGATTTATACACCATCACGCTTTCAGGTGGGCAGGTGCTGCGCCATACCAGCGCAGATATGCCCGTCGTTTGGGATGGACAGACCTACGAGGCGCATAAGCTGATTATCAAGCGCGGTGCAACCCGTATCGCTGTCGGCTTAGACGTGGATTCCAATACCCTGCAAATCGCCTCCGACCCCGATTACAGGCTTGAGGGCTTGCAATGGGCTGAAGCTGCTTTGGGTGGCGTGTTAGATGGCGCACGGGTCAAGATAGACCGCGTATTCTTTGGTGTCGGTGCTTCATCTATCGGCAACATGGTGGAGGACGCAACCGCAATCCTAGAGGTGTCGGGCGTGAACCGAACCGAGACCAAAACGCTGCAAGTTCGCGGCGATTTGCCGAATGAGTTTGTTTTGTCATACGACATTGCGCTTGAAAATGCAACGTCAATCTATGGCAAGCCCTATCCGCGCATCGGTGCCGAATTGTCTGTAACCTATACCGACAATTCCATCGGCTATTTTGGCTGCTGGTACGAAGAGGCGGTCAGCGGTAGTACAAAAACACTGTCTGATCGCATTTCGGCAAAACACCAAATCCCCGCAGGTAAGACGGTCAAGGAAATACGCAGCCTGATTTTACAGGCACGATACCAAACGTCTGATTCCATCAGGATTTCAGGCGTTGATTTGCGGTCGGTTGCCGATGTTAACGGCTCTCTTGCCGAACTTCGCCCCGTTGGTGCTGTGAATATCTTTTCCGGTCGTGTTTCGGATGTGTCGGGCAGTAGGTCGTCTGTAAAGGTCGATGTGAAATCCGACATCGAGCTTTTGAACGTTTCCAGTCCACGCAACATTTATCAGGCAGGTTGCATGAGGACGCTCTATGACGAGGGCTGCAAGGTCAACCGTGAGAAATTCACGGTGGACGGTCGCGTAACCGAAAACAGCCAAACAGGCAATGCGCTAAAACACAATCTGACGCAGCCTGACGGGTGGTTCTCGCAGGGCGTGATTAAGTTCACGAGCGGGCGAAACGCAGGCTTGAGCAGGACGGTCAAGGCGCACAACGGCAATACGTTTGAATTTGCCTTGCGCCTGCCCTACCCGCCGCAGGCAGGCGATGTGTTTAAGGTTTATCCCGGTTGCAACAAGCGTCAGGACACCTGTAAAAACAAATTTGACAACGTCGTGCATTTTCGCGGATTCCCGTATATCCCGTCCGCTGACACGGTGGTTTAGAGGTCGTCTGAAATGGATTTAAGAGAACAGATTGTCGAAGAAGCGCGGTCATGGCTTGGTACGCCCTACCATCATTTCGCAATGGTCAAGGGCGCGGGCGTGGATTGCGCCATGCTGCTTGTCGGAGTTTACGGCACGGTCGGTATCGTCCCCGATGACTTCACGCCGCCTAAATATTCCCGCGATTGGCACCTGCACCGCGATACGGAGCGGTATTTAGAGGTCATCGCCAAGTTTTGCAAAGAGACGGACGATCCGAAGCCCGGCGACATCGCTATGTGGAAGTTTGGGCGCACGTTTAGTCATTCCGCCATCTTGGTGGGCGACGGCAAAATTATTCACAGCTACATTGGGCGCGGCGTGGTTTTGGACGACATTAATCAACCCGAACTTGACGGGCGCGAAGTGAAATTTTGTCCGTTCAGTCTCCTGAATGTCCATTGACGTCTCCGCCTGCGGGCTGGGCGGTCGCCGCCGTGGCGGCAGTGGCGGCGGCAGTTATGACGACACGGCAATCAAACAGGAATTGGCACGAATCAAGCAGGCAGTGGCAGCCTTGCCGAGCGGCGCGCCGTATGACGACGCCGAAATCAAAAAAGAACTGGAAGCCGTCAAGAAGCAACTTTCCGACCTGCCTAAGGGTGGTGGTGCAACATACGACGACAGCGACTTGCGAAAACAACTTGCCGCCGCCGTGGCGCGTATCGATGAAATTGCTGATACCCGCAAAGAGTATCAGGCGGCGTATATCGCGCGGGCGGACTTCCTGACCAATCCCGCAAACAATGAATTTATGACGGTCAAGTTTAAAAAACCGTTCAGCAAAAAACCGTTTGTCAAAGTGACTTTGGACTTGGTAACCGTACAAGCACGGCTGACCTATCAGGCAAACGCGACGGAAACAGGCTTTGATATTGCAACCAACTACGCAGGCTCTTTGCTTGGCTTGTGGTATGAGGCGCATTTAGTAGATTGATATTTAGAGGTTTTCTATGGGCGGTAAATCATCAACCATTACATCGGCAGAAGAACGGATTTTATCGTTACAGGTGCAACAGTCATCACAAGGGCTTACCCTGCCTGTCATCTACGGCAGAACCCGTGTAGCCGGAAACCTGATTTGGTACGGCGACTTTGTCACCATAGAAAACAAAACCACGACACAGCAAGGCGGCAAAGGCGGCGGCGGTGTGAAGCAAGTCGATATTGCTTACACCTACGAAGCCGCCGTCATGCTTGCTTTATGTGAGGGTGAAATTCAAGGAGTCGGTCGTATTTGGCGTGATAAGGAAAAGTTCGATTCGCTGGCACAATTGCGCCTAACGCTTATGCGCGGCGGCGACGAGCAGCCGTTGTGGACGCATTTGGCGCAGGCGAAGCACCAAAACCAAGCCTTGAACTATTCCGGCACCGCCTACCTGTGCAGCCCAAATTACGAACTGACGAAATCCGCGCAAATCTACCAACACAATTTCGAGGTCATCGGGAAACTGGGCTACTCCGGCAACATTCCCGACGCAAACCCGCGCGAAATTATCCGAGACCTGCTGACAAACCAACGCTACGGCTGCGGATTTCCCGTTGACAGCATTGGCGATACCGACCGATACAGCAACTATTGCCGCGCGGTCGGTATTTTTCTAAGCCCCGCCTACACAGAACAGGGCGAGGCGCAACGGAACATTTCCGAACTGCTGGAGCAGACCAATAGCGCAGCGGTGTTTTCGCAAGGTCGTCTGAAAATCGTCCCCTACGGCGACGGCAATTATTCGGGCAACGGTGCGGTCTATGTTGCCGACAACAAGGCGTTATACGACCTGACCGATGACGATTTTATCGTCTCAGGCGCGGAAGACCCTGTAAGCGTCGAGCGAAAAACCAATGCCGACGCGTTTAATCAAATCCAAGTCGAGTATCTCGACCGTGATAATGACTACAACGTCGCCATCGCTGAAGTGAAAGACCAAGCGAACATCGAGCAGTACGGATTGCGCCCGAAAGAAGCCGTCAAAATGCACGGTATCTGTAACAGCAAGGTCGCGCAAAAAGTAGCCCAGCAACTCTTGCAGCGCGCCCTGTATGTCCGCAATGAATATGAGTTTAAGCTTGGCTGGAAATACTGCCTGCTTGAACCGATGGACATTGTAACCCTGACTGACGCAGGGCTTGGTTTGAATAAAACGCCCGTCCGAATCACGGAAATTGAAGAGGATGAAGAGGGTGTCCTCTCTATCAAGGCAGAAGACTACCCTGTCGGCGTTTACACAACGTCAGAATACCCGACGCAGCCGTCTTTGGGCTATTCGGCAGACTACAACGTTTCGCCGGGTAACGCCCATGTGCCCGTTATTTTCGAAGCACCGTTGCAACTGACAGGCGGTGAACCGCAAATTTGGATGGCAACCGCCGGCGGCGATATGTGGGGCGGTGCGGAAGTGTGGGTATCGACAGACAGCGACAGCTACACCCGCGTCGGTGCGGTCAATCACAAAGCGCGTTTCGGTTCGCTGACGGCTGCTTTGCCAAGCGGTGCGGTTTTCGACCGTACTAATACCCTGAACGTAGAAATTTCCGCAGGTCAGATGACAGGCGGCACGGAGCAGGACAGCCGCGATTTGCTGACGTTGTGCTACGTTGACGGCGAGTTTTTGGCATACGCAAACGCCGAATTAAAAGGCGTGGGTCGTTATACGCTAGGTAATCTGACACGCGGCGCATATGGTTCGGCTATCGACGCCCATGCGGCGGGCAGTAAGTTCGTGCGCATTGACGAAGCATTGTTCAAATATGCCGTCCCGCGTAACTGGATTGGTCGGACTGTTTGGGTCAAACTGGTTTCGTACAACGTTTTCAGTGGCGGCATTCAAGATTTGGCGTCTGTTCCTGCGTATTCCTACACCATCAAGGGCGCGCCGCTTGGGCAAATCCAAAATCTACGCCTGACATCATCTTGGGCATACGGAAAAGAAGCGGTTATCGCTTGGGATAAGCTGGACGGCGCGGATACCTACGACGTGGAAATCTACGCAGGCAACAGCCAACGCCGTTTACGGTCTATCAGCGGTATTGTTGACAACAGCTACACCTACACACAGGCGGATATGAGAGCCGACGGCGGGCAGGTGCGTGATGTTGTTTTTAAAGTTCGCGGTCGAGCCGTTACCGGCAAGACGGGCAACTGGGCGCAAATCTCGGCGCAAAATCCGCAACTGCAAGCATTGCAAGGTATTTCCGTCGATAGCGGTTTGAAGCAGGCGTTTTTTACCTGTCAAAAACCTGCCGAAGAGGATTTCGCGGGCATTATCGTTTGGGTTTCTGAAAACGCAGCCGTACCGACCATCGACGCAAACAAAGTCTATGACGGTGCGGAAACGTTTGTAACCATTGCAAAATGCAACGGCAGCCCGCTGGAGAAAGGGAAGACCTATCATCTACGCGCGGCAGGCTATGACAGTTTCGGCAAAGACGCTCTAAAAGTCAGCAACAGCGTGGCTTTTACCGTCTATGACGTAAATACGACCGACCTATCCGAAAGCAATCTGAATAAGGCTTTGCGCGACAAAATCGCCCTGATAGACGGCAACGGCGCGGGAAGTGTAAACGCACGAATCGCAGCCGAAGCACAGGCACGGGCAGCGGTCGCCCGCACGGCAGAAGACGCAAAAGCCGCAGCGAAAAAAGCCGCAGACGACCTGACTGCAAAAGCCGGCGAACTTGGAAACAAGATAACGGCTGTCGAGCGAGTGAATAACGAACAGGCGCAGCAAATCAGGACGGTTACAGCAGCACAAGGCACGACCGCCGCAGGCTTGGAAGCTGAAAAGAAAGCACGGGCAGACGGCGACAGGGCGGAAGCTGCGGCGCGTGAAACGTTGGCTGGTCGTGTATCTACGGCTGAGGGCAACATCACACGCGAGACACAGGCGCGGGTTACAGCAATTAACGCCCAAACCGCCGCAACGGAAGCCCTGAAAACACGGGTCGGCAATACTGAAAGCAGTATCACAGCATTGCGCGAAACCGTTAATCAGAAAGACAGTGCGAGGGCTTCGGAAATCCAAACGCTGACCGCGAAGATTGACGGTGTTTCGGTCGGTGGCCGCAACTACGCCCTATCGACAGGAACGCCCGGCAAAGTGCTGACCGTGAGCGGGAATAATCAGACTAAAAACGTCACAATCGACGTTTCGTCTGCTTTGGATCTGAAGCAAGGCGACAATCTGATTATCTCGTGCGATATCGAACTGACAAACGCTACATCGCCATACGGTAAACCATACCCGCGAATCGGTGCGGAATTTTCCGTAACCTATGCCGATAACTCTATCGGGTATTTTGCCGCTTGGTACGACGATGCTGTCAGCGGCACGACCAAAACATTGAAGCAGCGGCTTGTTGCCAAGCACACGGTCGCCAAAGAGGTTAAGGCACTGCGTAACATCATCGTTCAAGCACGATACCAAACATCGGAATCTATCAAGGTTTCCAATGTAAAACTGGAACGCGGAACGGTAGCAACCGATTGGACACCCGCCCCTGAAGACAATGACGGTTTGCAGGAAATCCGTAGTACGGTTCAGGTAGTTCAGACGACCTTAACCAAAGCAACGGGCGACATCAAATCGCTTGGCGAACGTATCACGACAGCCCAATCAACCGCTGACGGTAACAAGGCGACGGTACAAGCCCACGCCCGCAGTATCAACGGCTTGGAAGCGCAATACACGGTTAAAGTCGATGTTAACGGCAAGGTAGCGGGCTACGGCTTGGCAACCACGCCGAAAAACGGAACGCCTGAAAGCAAGTTCATCGTGAACGCCGACCGCTTCGGCGTCGGTGCGACCGGGAAAGCCGATATCTTCCCCTTTACGGTAGATACACGGCAAAACCGCGTCGGCGTGAATGGCGAACTGGTGGTGAACGGCAAGGCGATTGTCGATAGGTTGAACGCTGGGGATATTCACGGCGACAAAATCACGACAAATACGCTGAACGCAAACCGCCTGACCGCTGGAAGCGTTACTGCGCGTGAGATGGCGGCGGGTAGTATCACGGCTGAAAAGCTGGCGGCAAACGCTGTTACAGCCAACAAGATGAACGTCAACGAACTGTCGGCGATTTCATCGAATTTGGGCAGTATCAACGGCGGCAGCTTGGATATTGGCGGCGGTAACTTTACCGTAACATCCGGCGGGCTGCTTGAAGCTAGAAATGCTGTCATTCATGGCAGGATTGAAGCGGAATCAGGTTATTTCAACGGCACGGTCAAAGCGTCGCACATTGAGGGCGATGTTTTGCGCCTGCACCGCATGAATAAGATTAATGCCAACACTTGGGAAATTAAAATTCAGGCGGACGAAGTGCCAACGTTGATGCGCCCCGATTTCAAAATCTACACGTCTAATTCGGTTAGATTTGGCTTTGGCGGAGTGCTGAATGGCGGCAAAGCAGGTTATGCAGAACCAGTGGCACGACTCGAATTAAACGGAACCGTAATGCCCAAAACCACGCTGAAAGCATCGGAAATTACGAACGCTGTATTAAACACCGATGCATCAAAAAACTACTTCGTCACAAACGAGAAGCAAATACATTCGTTCAACTGGATGCTACTTCGCCGTGACGCGGTTAATACGATTCGGGTTACTTTGGGCGGGAATGAGACTTTTGATATGGATGTACCAGTATTGATGACTTCATACCTTGCACAAAGCGACCCTGAATATAAGGCGTTAATGGGTGATGTTGAGTGGCGGAAGATTGGCAATCTTTCACGCGGACGGGCAAGTTCCGTTCAGCAGAAAGAAACCAAAATCCCGCTTCCTGACAATATCTACGGCGTTAAGTTCCATTACTCTATCGGCAGTTCTGATAACCGAATGGTTGGTTTGTTCTGGTCGGACAACAACGGTACGGAAACCATCTTGCAACATGGTTATCACGGCAGCCGGCGTGAGGGGTACTACGAGAAAACCAAAGATAACGTCGCAGCTTCATCAAGCATCATCTTGAGACGTGACGGCGCATGGGAAGGCCAGACCGTTGATTTGACCGAAGTTTATGTTTTAGTCGCAGTAAGACGACAATTATAGAAAGGCTCTATTATGGCAAAGCAAATTATCGCAATTTCGCATGAAATCGAAGACGAAAGCACAGGGGCGACCGCAAGCTACCATGTGATTGAGTATGTCAGTATTGACTACAAATCACACGCCGCAAGCGCAACCCTGAATGGCTATGTGTCTAAAAAGGCGTATGAGGCAGGGCGAAACCCGCTTTGTTCGCATACTGTTCCCGTCAACGGCTTACCGGAGGGCGAGGAAGTTTCCCGTGCTTGGATGTATCAGAAAGCCGTTGAGCAGGGGAACGACCAAAGCATCTTTTCAGGTTCTGAACTGATTGAAGCCTAATCTAAATTTGAAACAACGCCCGTGATGATTCACGGGCTTTTTTTATGGGCGGTCGTATGAACGATTTAGAAACAAAAATCAAGATAACCGTCGAAAACGGCACGGCTGCGGGTTTTAATCAGGCAGCAAACGCGGCGTCGAATGCGTCCAAGCAGATTGAAAACGCTATCGGGCAGGTGCGAACACAATTGACACGCAGCTTTTCCGAAATGCAGAAATCGATGGAACGTGCGTTTGATGTTGATATGTCCGATTTTGTCAGCGGGGTCAGCGACGGCAAGGAAAAAGTCAGGGAACTAAACGCCGAACTTTCCAAGACTGGAGACAAGGCAGCTGAAGCGGCTGGCGGGCTGGGTAAAATTGGAACGGTTTTAGCAGGCTTCGCAACGCTGTCATTCGCAAAATCCCTGCTTGATACCGCCGACGCCATGCAGTCGATAAACAGCCAAGTCCGACAAGTCACGTCGTCTGAAACGGAGTATTTAGCCGTACAGCGTCAGCTTTTGGATGTGGCAAACAGCACCCGTGCGTCGCTGGAGTCAACGGCAAGCCTGTATGTATCCACAAGCCGCGCCCTGAAAGACTACGGTTACACGCAACAGGAAATATTGACGTTTACCGAAGCGACCAATAACGCCATGACGATTGGCGGCGTTCAGGCGGAACAGCAAGCCGCCGCGCTTATGCAGTTGTCGCAGGCTTTAGGCAGCGGCGTATTGCAGGGCGACGAATTTAAATCTATTGCTGAAGCAGCCCCTATCCTGCTTGATACCATCGCGGAATATATGGGCAAATCCCGCGCTGAAATCAAAAAGCTGGGCAGCGAGGGCGAACTGACGGCGGATGTGATTTTTAAAGCCATATCCGGCGCGTCTGAAAAATTCAGTGAGCAGGCGGCCAAAATGCCTATGACGATGGGTCAGGCTTTGACGGTGTTCTCGAACAACTGGCAAAGCATGATTTCCAAAATGCTGAACGACAGCGGCGCAATGTCGGGCATCGCGTCCATCATCAAACTAATTGCGGATAATCTTAACTTGGTCGTCCCAATCATGGCGGGCTTTGCGGTTGCTGTTACCGCTGCGACGGCGCAGGTCATCGGCTTAAATGTTGCCATGCTTGCAAACCCATTCGGATTGATTGCGGTTGCCATCGGTGCGGTTATTGGCTTGATTTCTCAATTCGGCGACCAAATCGATGTTTTCGGCGGCGGCTGGTCGAATCTGCTTGATGTGATTCAAGCGGTTTGGCAGGCAATCACGGAAACCATCGGGGCGGCGATTGCGGAAATTAAGGCTTGGTTCGGCGGTGTGACGGACTGGCTGAATGAAAATGTCGGCGGCTGGTCGGTATTGTTTAGTCGTGTCATGTCGGCGATTGCAACGGTGGTCGGTGCATATGTGAACGCCTATATCAACACGTTTGCGACAGGCTGGATGTTGATTAAAGAAGCCGCCAACAATATGCCGCAGTTTTTCGCCAATCTTGGCAAGGCTATCGGCAACGTGTTTATCTCTGCGATTGAGTGGATGGTAAACAGAGCGGTCGGCATGATTAACAGCATGATTGACTACGCCAACAAAGCCGCGTCTATGGTCGGCGTATCGGGCATTGATAAACTAAACAATGTTCAAATCGGGCGCATGGACGACGGCGGGCTTGGTGGTCGAATCGCCGACAGTATGTCAAAAGACCGCGTCGGAAACGCAATTAGTAACATCAAAGCCCGCGCCGCTCTGATTCACGAGCAAAAAGCCATGAGCGGAGGCGGTGGCGGTGGCGGGAGCATACCGAAATCCCGCATCCCGTCAGGCGGCGGCGGTGGAGGTGGTGGCGGTAGTGGCCGCAAAGGTGGCGGGCGCAAAGGTCGCGGCGGCGGTGGCGGTCATGCAGGCGCAGCCAAAGACCCGATGCAGGCTTGGGAAGAGGAAATCAAGGCCCAAAAACTTGCACACCGCGAAATGCAGCGCGATACGCTGAATCATCAGGAATGGGATTTGGCGCGCGAAGCCGCTTACTGGCGCGCGAAACTGGCAACGGTTGACGCGGGCAGCAAAACAGGTTTGAAACTGCGTGAAAAAATCCTGAACCTTGAAGACCAGTTATCCAAGCAATCCACTGAAGCCAAAATCAATCAGGTGGCGGCATGGGAGAAGCTGGATAAGCACAAGCTGGATATGGAAAAGGACGCGGCAGACCAAGCCCTAGCCGCTGGACGCATTTCTCAACTCGAACGCCTAGACTTGGAAATCGAGTTTGAAAACCGCCGTTACCAAATTGCCTATGACGCATTGCAAGAACGGATCGCACTTGCCGAACAAGACCCGACATACAGCCAATCAGCCATAGACAAGCTGAAACAGCAGATGGCGGAACTTGGGCAAGGTCACGAACGCGAGCAAACCAAGAATCAGGGCAAGCGCGAAAACCAACGCCGGAAAGACGCGCCCAACGTCATGGAAATGCTGCAAGACGGCGGGAAGAACGTTTGGCAAGAAGCACAGCAACAGATGGGGCAGGCTTTTTCTGCCATGCTGTCGAAGACACAGAATTTCCGAACGGCAATGAATAACTTTTTCAAGAGTATGGGGCAAACCTTTATTCAGGAAATGGTTAGAAAGCCGATTGCAGGTATGTTGCAGCGCATGGTTCAGGAATCGGCGATTTATAAAATGATTTTCGGAACCAAAGAGACGTTGGAAACGGCGGCTGCGGCTAAGACTGCGGCGACCAAAGCGACGGAAACGACGGCGGTTGTCGGCAGTAATGCTGTTCAGGCAGCATCAGGTGCGGCGGCTTCTCAAGCGTCCATTCCGTATGTCGGCCCTATTCTCGCCGTTGCGGCGATGGCGGCAATGATGGCGGCTGTAATGGGTTTGATGGGCGGTGGCGGCTCTTCAACAACCACGACTACGACGCGTATTCCGTCGGCGGCGGGTGGCTGGGATATTCCGGCAGGTATCAACCCTCTGACCCAACTGCACGAAAACGAGATGGTCTTGCCTGCGGAACACGCGCAGACAATCCGTGAAATGGCAGGTCAGTCAGGTGGCGATAACAGCACGATTATCATCAACACAACGGGCGGCGACTTTGTCCATAAAAAGGACATAGCGAAGCTGCTGAAACAGATGAATCGTGATTTCAAATTAGTGTAAGTGGCTAGGGCGCCCGAAAGGGCGACCTTTTTCTATGGAGGTTTTTAAATGAGCAAGTCTATTCAATGGCTTAAATATGCCTTTGAACTTCGTTTTCTTCCCGTGCGGTTTCAGCGTTGGTTGTTCGGCACGGGGACGCGGGCGGTTGAGTTTGTCAGTGGGTGTTCGATGATTGGTTACGCGCTGGTCTTCGCGTTCTCGCCGAACGATATCTACAACTGGCCCATCTACTACAAGTTCAAAGACATTTCGGAACTGACGCTGATACTGGTATTCGGCGGCGTTGGTGTGTTACAGCTGGCGGCGATGTACTGGCAGACATTCAAAGGGGAGGTTCTGTCAGGCTATATGTTGTTGATATCAGCTTTTATTTGGTATTTGACGGCATATGCTTTCTGGGCTGCCTACCCGCCTGCTCATACAGGCATGGTTATTCCGCCCGTCTTGGCGTTCCTTTGCTTACTCGCTGGAAATAACTCACTTAAATTCTTGTTTTCGGAGGATAAATTCAAACGGAAACAGAAGGGGGAATAATGCAAGATTTTTTTCAATTCGGCTATCTGTTCGCCATAGGGGGCGGCATCGTTGGTAGCGTTTGGTCAAGCATGAAAGACCATGACGCACCGGTATCAAGCCTGTTTGAAGCCTTGATTTCGGCGGTTGCAGCGGCGGCAGTAGCAGAGCGGTTTTTGATGGTAAATCAAGTGTGGACTTGCGCGGTAGCCGGTGCTTTTGTTGGTATACTGACAGGTCATGCGATGGATACCGTGAAAAGCCTAGCCCCAAGCATTATGACTAAATGGGTCAAAAAAACGGCGGGTAAATTCGTCGATAAAGATTAATTCAACAACAGGTCGTCTGAGTTTCAGACGACCTTTTTATTTGGAGACAAGAAATGCAAATCACCGAACACTTTAGCTTAAAAGAGCTGACGCGAAGCGAGACTGCGCGTCGCTTAGGTATTCCAAACGTGCCGTCTGCCGCTGAAATGGGCAATATCCAATACACGGCGGAGCAGCTTGAAAAAATTCGCGCTTATGTTGGGCGCGGAATTGTCGTAACTTCATGCTTTCGTAGCGAGCGTGTGAACAAGGCGGTCGGCGGCTCGCCAACATCTGCCCACCGTTTCGGCTTGGCTGCTGACTGCGATGCCATCGGCTTAACTTCTTTGGCGTTTGCGAAAGAAATCATCAAAATGCGTGACGAGGGGAAAATCACGTTCGACCAGTTGATTCTCGAATTTCCCGAACGTGGCGATGGTGCATGGGTCCATGTCGGTTTCCGCCGCAACAGCCCAATGCGCAACCAAATCATGACCGCGACCAAAAAAGGCGGGAAAACCGTGTATTTGCCGGGTCTGCACGTTTAGAGGTTGGGCATGAATCCCGTTGATTTTGCAAATCGGAAAATCGCGGAATGGCAAAACAAAAGCCACGAAGCCAGCGAAAACGCAGACCTTGCGGCTTTTGAGTTTGCCGAACGTGAGATTAAAACCTATAAGGATATGCTTGAATTATGGCTCAAACGTTGCTCAGAAATTGGAAATTGATTGCGGTTTTAGTTGTTTTTGCAATCGTCATCGGTGCTTGGCAAGCCGACCGCAAAGCGGAATACCGGCGCGGGCGCGATGAAATGGCTGCTGAAATTTCAGGTCGTCTGAAAGATGCCGCGATTGAGAAAGCTAAAGAAGACCGCGAAACGTCTACTGTGTACCAAGCGGGTAAGGCGGTGCGCGAGGGGAAAGAAAGGATTAGATATGTTCAAGTGCCTAAAATTATTGAAAAAACTGCCTATCGGAATACCTGTCTTGATTCTGATGGGTTGTCAGTCATCAACGCCGCCATTGCCGACGGCGACTAAACCGCCTGCCGATTTGGTGCAACCATGCCCCAAACTGCCGAAACTTGGGGGCGGAACAGGGGCGGAGATACTGCCGTGGTCGTTACAGGTCGTCCATCTGTATAATGACTGCAAGGCGCGGCATAAGGCGTTGTCTGATACTTTTCAATAAAACAAAGGCCGTCTGAGATTTCAGGCGGCTTTTGTTTTCTAAATAATATTTCAAAGACTATCTACAAAGTCCGCCCAGTCTTGCAGCATTTGGCGGCGTTGATTGATGAATTTGGCGTGAAAATACGCCGCATCCGTCTGATTGTCTTTGGCGTGGGCAAGCTGCGCCTTGATGTACTCATGCTCATAGCCCATCTCTGACAGATTGGTTGCAAGGGTTGCCCTGAAATCATGCCCTGATATCGTCAGCCCCATATACTCCAATGCTCTATTAATGGTTGTTGCTGACAACATATCGTCGGGCCTTTTACTGTTTGGAAACAGTAACCGCCCGTTACCCGTCATCGTGTGTAACTCTTTGAGTAACTCGACGACCTGTGACGACAACGGCACGACGTGCATTCTCGATTTTTTCATCTTGTTGGCGGGGATACGCCAAATCGCTGCGGAAAGGTCAATATCAGCCCATTCCGCGCGCCTTGCCTCTATTGTTCGGACGGCTGTGTATAGCAATAACTGCGCTGCTTTTTTGACGACGAACGAGCCATTATAGTTTGCAAGGCTTATTTTGAACACCCTGATTTGTTCGGCGGTCATGGCTTTGGCGTGGGTTATTTCGGGGCGTTTTAGATAACCGGCAAACGCTAAAGTCGGGTCATTCGTCGCCCGCATTGTTCGGATCGCATAAAGGAAGACCGCGCTCATGTGTTGGCGGGTGTATATACCCGACACAATAACGCCTTTGTCTTTGCATACGTCGAGACACTCCATAATCTGACGCGGCGTTACTTTGGTTATTGGCGTGTCTCCGATGATTGGATAGGCGTATTTTTTAAGCATACGATGTATGGCTTTAATACTGCCATCACTGATTGTCTTGGATGACAGGTATTCTTCGGCAATGGCTTCAAAAGTGTTTCGATTTTGCCTGCGTTGTTCCTTTTTCTTGGCTGCTCTGTCATGTGCGGGGTTGATGCCCTGCGATACAAGCAATCGCGCTTCTTTCCGCCTTTCACGCGCTTCAGCCAGCGATATATCAGGATATGCTCCAATAGCAAAAACGGACTCTTTGCCGTCAAGCCTGAAACGATACCGCCATAGTTTCGAACCATTCGGATTGATGACGATATGTAGCCCGTTGCCGTCTGTCAGTTTGTACGGCTTGTCTTGTGGCTTTGCCTTGCGGATTTGGGTATCAGTAAGCATAAAAAAGAGGGTATGAATGAGTTGATACCCAAAATCATACCCTCTTTCCCAACGGATTGCTACGAACAAATATAAACCAAAATGAACAGAAAACAGTAATAAATACTAGGCTTATCAAAATGATATGAACTAAATCGAACCGTTACGGACGAGAATAACAGTTATCAATGAACAAAAGCATGGGGGTACGGCCTTTTAGGGTTGTTTGACGGCGGCGATGTTTTCGGGCGAATTGATAAACGCCCACATCTGCTCTTCGGTTCGGAAAACGCCGTTACGGACAATATAATGCAGCGGATGCTTAATCAGCGCATCTGCTTTGCGGACAAAAACACGCATATTGCTGCTGTTTGCTGCCATTTCCAACACTTTGGCGGCAAAGGCGGGGCGGTGCAGCTTGTCGTGCATCAGCGGATGGCGGGCAATGTATTCGTTCAGAGGCTTGCCGCTGCTGTGGAAATCCGTGTGCAGCGGGTCGAGGAATACAATAAAAAAAGGCATCT